ACAGTACAAAGAATCTACTGATATTCACAACATATCACTCATTGCATCGAATCTCTGAATCACTTGACATTGAGGTTGACACTATCTATTTTGATGAGTCACACAATGCAGTTCAAAAGAACTTTATTGAAGCAGTTGAGTATTTTTCAATATATGCTGAGAGATCATACTTCTTCACTGCAACACCAAAGCATAGTCTCACACCTTTCAAAGTTGGTATGAATGATGCCGATATATTTGGTAATGTTATATGTCAAGTACCTGCACCTAAGTTGGTCAAGCAAGGTTACATATTACCACCAAAGGTTGAAGTTTACAAGACCAGAATACTTGAGAAAGATGAGTTGGTTGCAGACAGAGACAATGAGCAGATGATTGATGCCATTGACAACCTAGATAAGGACAAGGTGTTGATATGTGCCAAGTCAACAAAACAAATCGTTGCACTTGTATCACAGACTGACTTTGTAAAACAGTTGGCAGTTCGTGGTTATTCTTACATGTTCATCACATCTAAAACTGGTGCAGTTATTGATGGAGAAAAGGTGGACAGAGAGACATTCTTTGATACACTTAATGAGTGGGGTAGAAACGACAAGAAGTTTGTTGTACTACATCACAGCATACTCTCAGAGGGTATCAATGTCAATGGTCTGGAAGCAGTCCTATTCATGAGGTCTATGGACTACATAGGTATCTCACAAACGATTGGTCGTGTCATTCGTAAGGGCAATGCTGACAAAGTATTCGGACTCGTTTGCATCCCTGTTTATTCTAAGGTTGGTATCTCTACTGCAAGAAAGGTCGAGGCAGTGGTTGATACAATATTCAATCAAGGACAAGCAGCAACTTCAGTTATCACAAGGTAGTCATGAATTTTATTGAACAGTTAGAAACAAAGGTGGATTGGGATAGAGTCTTTGGAGTTGTTGATTCTTTGTACTCAGATGAGGGATTTACTTCCAATGCTGATAACTTTGCAAGAGCAACAATGGTTGAGAAGGCACTTGACAAATTCTCTGACATCAAAAGAGTTGACCAAAATGGTTATGACTTTGAGTGGGAGAATAAAAAGATTGAACTTAAGATGGGTAAGAATCTATTTTATAAAAGAAAAGACCCTAATGCAACCAAAAAATTTAAAGTCAAATCATTTTTGAGTGAGACTAAAACAGTTGAAGACTTTAAACAAGTTAGTACATTTGATTGGTTACTTGTAATTGATCTCACAGCAAGAAGAGTTGTACTTGTTGAGGATGAGCATGCAAGAAGTCTATACCAAGAAGGTGCTGATGGTGCTATGATAGAGTTAAAGAAAGAAGATTACTATGAGTGTAATATTGGAGAAGTTAATCCAATACTACCACCAGTTAATCTATCATACTTGTATCAACAGGCAGACCAACAGTTTCTAAATTTCTAATGAGAGACACAATTTTATATGGAGATTGTCGGGAGACACTCAAACAATTTGATGAACAAGCAAGGACTTGTATCACATCCCCACCATACTACGGATTGCGTGACTATGGTGGAGAAGAAAACCAAATCGGTCAGGAACAAACACCTGACGAATTTATAGATCAATTAATCACAGTATTTAAGGAGGTTCGCAATGTGCTTAGAGATGATGGAACTTGTTGGGTTAATCTTGGCGACAGTTACTATAATTACAGACCTGGAAAAGGACAAGGATTGGTTAAACAAAGTGTCTCAAATACAAAGCAAGACCTACCAGATGTGTGTCCTCGCAGAGGAAATCGAATCGAAGGACTCAAAGAAAAAGACCTTATCGGAATCCCTTGGCAATTTGCCTTCGCAATGAGAGCAGACGGATGGTATCTCAGACAGGATATAATATGGCACAAACCAAATCCGATGCCAGAGAGTGTCAAGGATAGGTGTACGAAGTCGCATGAATATATATTTTTGTTTAGTAAGAATAAAAAATACTACTACGATAATGAAGCAATCAAAGAAACCGCAAAAGATTGGGGAACACGAGACAGAACAAAAGGAAAATACCATAACGAAGGAACAGGATTACAACCACATTCGGGACTTACAAAATCATATCCAACAAAGAATAAACGATCTGTCTGGTCAGTAACAAACAAACCATATCGTGAAGCACATTTTGCGACCTACCCACCAGATTTAATTGAACCTTGTATCAAAGCAGGGAGTCAGGTAGGAGATATAATACTTGACCCATTCATGGGGTCAGGAACTACAGCAGCGGTAGCAAAGTCACTTGGTCGTGATTATATTGGGTGTGAACTACATGAAGACTATGGTAACTTAATTGAGAAGAGAATACAAGATTATGTGCCACTTAAAAAAGAGTCACAAGAGACTTGCATAAACATTCTAGATATTATATAATATAAGAGTAAATAAAGGAGAAAAAAATGATTGAAGGATTTGTATTGACATTGGCATTGATGACCTTTTGTATTGGTTCATCATTTGCAATCGTAAAATTTGCAACTAAAGGGAGGTTCTTTTAATGAGAGTTGAGGTTAAAATGTTTGTTGGTGGTAAGGTATTTACTGAAGAGGTAAATGCCGTCAACTACAATGATGCAAAACAGGTTGCACTTGCAAGAAATCCAAACGCAAGAGTAGTTGGAGTTAATGCGAAGTTCTAACTATCAGAAATTCTACCCTACTAGATTTCCATCCTTACTAGACCCTAAGATTGGTCAACCAACTGGTTATGTCACAAAGGATGGAACATGGGCGGCAGTTCCGTCAAATGGTAAGAAGTTTGCCATAATACACAATGGTATCGTAGAACACTTCTCAAGAAATTTTGAATGTGCTATGATATACATACAAAAGGGAATTAAAAAAGAAAAAAATGAAAGATCAAGCATCAATAGGGGATGAATCACCATCCGTTAAGTATCAAAGGGCATTAGACCTTTTTACTGAATCTGTCATGAAACCTGATCCTGACTTGCGTGGATGTGCATACAATCAAGGATGTTATGATGACTTGATGGAGATACGAGAGCATGTACTAGAGTATCTTAGAACTTTAAAGGAAGTCACATACCATACAAATCCTGATGAAAGTGATGAAATCGAGACACAAAAATTAAATGTGTTAAAAGAGTGGGGAAAGGAGTACAAAGATGATAATAAAACAACTGTTTTCACATAAATGAGTCTAAAAATAAATCAAAATGACAATGGTTCATTTACTGTTGAGTGGGATAAAAAAGACCCAGATTGGATGTTCCTTAACAACTTGACATCCGAACAGATACAAGATATGATAAGTGAAGTTATTAAAGATGATTTGAATGAATCAGGAAAAGAATTACACACTTGAACAATTAAGTGTATGGATTGAGGAAGCACTTGAGAGTGAAGCAACACCAGAAGAGATATACAACTGTATTCGATCTACGATTAGTAGCAAGATAACACAACATCAAATCTATTTGAAACATTCAAAAGAATTGTTATCTCTATTGAGTGGGAATAATGCTTTTCGATTTAGAAAAAGAAGACATACGAGATTAAAGGTTGGTAAAGATATGGACATACTATAACATAGCATTTGAAAAGTGTAAAGCAAGTGCTATAATAATAAATAGTAAGTGTATAAGGAGATCACTATGAAAACTATAGAAGATCACATTCAACATGACAAGGAAGTCATTGCTGACCCGACAACATCTGAACCTATGAGAAGACATGCTCTCGATGAATTACATGAACTAGAGGAGTATGTAGATCATCATCACGATGAGATTGAAGCAGGAGATCATCATGACCCAAATGCTTTAGAACTCTTTTGTGATATGCACCCAGATGAACCAGAATGTCTAGTATATGACGATTAGATTAGTGTCACAAGCCCCCTACACAGGGGGTTTTTTAATGCTAATATAATAGTGGGGAAACAAAACTGCCACCCTCAACCGAGAACACTTGATAGTGCCACCCTCAACCGAGAACAGTTTTTGTTTCTCGCATCCAATTATCCCCTTATCCCTATGGCAAGACTTTCTACAGGACAAATGCAAGAAGAGACACAGGCACTTCTTGATGAGTACAATGAACTCTACAACTGGGAGTACAACGATATGTGTGACTTCATTGAGAGTTATGGAGAGGATGACTTCATAACCCATTATGAAACATATCATAGACTTGTTGAAGATTATGGACAAGAAGTAGTCGATGAGTTTATGGAAGACTACGACATTGAGAATTTTGAAGATATGTATCAAGGTCAATATGAGAGTGGTGCAGAATTTGCAGAGCAGATATGCCAAGATTGTGGTTACATATCAAACAACATACCACATTGGATTGTGATAGATTGGGAGAGAACTTGGGAAGCAAACCTAAGACATGATTACATAGAAATCGGAGAAGGTCACATATTTAGTGCCAATTATTAAAGTGTCACATACACCCTACCATTTAATTGTGTGGGGTGTATAATAGTAATATAAACAAACAAAGATTATGACAGTACAGGAACTTGACTTCTCACCATTTCACCCAAAGAACATTTCTTTACAGGACTTTGAAATACAGAATAAAATCAAAAAAGAATTAAAGGTTAAGGTCAAAGAGTGGACAGAGCAGTATTGTGATGCGATTGAACAGAACTACAAAGAGTATCATATCAGAACATTAAACGGAAATCTACATGGCAACTACCCAGAGTATGCTCAAAAGCAATTAGATGAGATCAAAAACGGAACAGCAAAGTTAATGAAGTTTCGCATACAGGAAGGTCGTAAATATTATAAAATAATACAGCAGAACTTT